GATACGGAAGTGCGCTTAAGGCGTGTGGGTTTTCGGAGACTGTAGCTTCTGGAACTAGCGTTACTTACGCACCAATATCAAGCAGCTTTAGTTCAGTAACAATCCATTACAACGTAGATGGCGTAAGACATATTGTTACAGGTTGCAGAGGAACATTTGTTCTTAATGCTGCTGTGGGCGAAATTCCTTCAATAGATTTCACTTTTACTGGAATCTACAATGCTCCAACAGATACAGCATTGCCTAGTGTTACTTATGGTAATCAAGCAACACCTTTAGTATTTAAAAATGGAAATACAAGTGGTTTTTCATTATTGTCATACTCAGGTGCTTTGATGAATATTACGATGGATGTAGGTAACTCTTTAGTTTATAGAGAACTTGTAGGCGGAACAAAAGAGGTGTTAATTACTGATAGAGCAGCTAATGGCTCTGTGACTATAGAAGCACCAACTATTGCACAAAAAGACTACTTTACTGCTGCATTAACAGATACATCGCTAGGTAACTTAGCTTTCTTACATGGAACTACAGCAGGCAATAAAGTTCAGCTTACAAGTAGCAAAGTTGATATTGGCGATGTTGCTTACGGAGAAGCTGATGGAGTAGCAATGCTTGAAATTCCATACACACTTGTTCCAAGCGCAGCAAACAATGAGGTTAGCTTAGTCTTTACTTAATAAGTATTGACTACTGAGGTAGAGTAAAGAAGTATATATCTTAATTTATGGCATTTGTTAGAAAAAAGACCAAGGTTTATCCTTGGCCTGTTGAGGTGCAAACACCCTCTGAGGGAAAAGCAGGCGAATTTGAGACAACTACTTTTACTGGAAAATTTGTACGTTTATCAAGATCAGAACTTGATAGTTTTGAATCTGCTACT